GGATATATCAAAGACTTTAAGGCACTACCTGTTGCAACACAGGAAGTTATCAAGCAGATTAAAAGAGTAAGAGTAATCTTTGGTCTAATTGATATGCCTAATGCTACTGACGAGAAAGGTAATAAAGTATCGCTAGATGACAACACTCCATTCATATGGGAAATTGATAATCGTGATGCATTTAAAACAATAGGAGAACCTTTTAATAAGTTTAATCAAACTAAAAGGCTTCCTGTTCAGCATTACATTCAGTTGACTAGTGAAGAGAGACAGTTACCTAGTGGTTCATCTTTTTATTTACCTAACTATTCTCTTGACTTACAGAAGACTGTTCAAGTAACAGACGAAGACCAAAATACTTTCATTAATTTCATGGCATGGATAGATAACTATAACAGTTATATATTTAATGAGTGGGAGATGAAAGCTAAAGCACCTGTTAGTCAAGAGGACAAAGACATTGTGAATGATTTCATTGATGTTGATGTTGAAGAAGAGGTAGCATAGTGAACCATCCTGCTGAAATGATGATTCATCAGTATCTTGAAAATGCCACAAGTGGTAAGTCTGCTATGAGCCAAGAGAATATTGAGCAAGTAGCTACAGACATTAAAGATGCATTGAATCGTCAGTTCAACACGAAGCGAGAAGATAAGTTTAGGTTACGTATGTCTAATATAGGTAGACCCTCATGCCAACTTTGGTTTGAGAAGAATAAACCTGAGACTGCGTTACCTAAACCTACTACCTTCGTAATGAACATGATGATTGGTGACATAGTTGAAGCAGTATTTAAGGCAGTACTAAGAGAAGCTAATGTTAAGTTTGAAGACACAGACAATGTAACACTTGAACTTGATGAGGATACTAAAATATCAGGCTCTTATGACTTAGTTATGAATGATTCAGTTGATGATATTAAGTCTGCATCTGATTGGTCATACAAGTATAAGTTTGATTCATATGAATCTTTACATTCAGGTGATAGCTTTGGTTATGTTGGACAACTAGCAGGTTATGCTAAGGCATTAGGTAAGAAAGCAGGTGGTTGGTGGGTACTTAATAAAGCCAATGGTCTGTTCAAGTATGTTCGTGCTCACATTGACATGGACAAGGAGCTTGATAAAATAAAGAAGAATATCAAGGCAACTGAATCAAAGGAACTAGTCAGATGCTTTGAACCTGAGCCTGAAACATTTAGAGGTAAACCTACAGGAAACATGGTACTGAATAAGAACTGTACCTTCTGCTCCTATAGACAGTCTTGTTGGGAGACATTAAAAGAATTACCTGCACAAATGTCTCAAGCTAAAGAACCTAAGATGGTTCAATATATAAAATTGAAAGGAGAGTAGCATGAGTAAATCACTAGATGAACTAAAAGAAAATATAGAAGAAATGGAAAAGCAATTAGCTGAAGCCAAAAAAGAGTATCGTGAAATGCGTACAGCAGGTTTGCGTGATGCTATGGAAGCTAGAAAGGTAGCTGACGAAGCTGTAAAGGAAGAGTTGAAAAACTTGGGATACACACCTGCGTATAATCCTTTTAATGGTATAACGTGGCGAAACTTCTAAGTGTCTCCTCATAAGATAAGGCGAGATGCTATAAAGCATGGGTATAGGAGTGGGTTAGAACACACCATATCAATCTATCTAACAGAGTTGAAATACAAATATAAGTATGAAGCTATGAAGATTGAGTGGGAAGATTTAACATATCGCACCTATACCCCTGACTTTATACTAAAGAATGGTATAATAATAGAAACAAAGGGTAGGTTCTTATCAGCAGATAGAAAGAAACATATAGCTATAAAGAAACAACATCCTGATTTAGATATAAGATTTGTATTTACTAATAGTAGAAGTAAGTTACAGAAAGGTGCTAAGTCCTCTTATGGTCAATGGTGTGATAAATATGGATTTAGATACTACGACAGAATAATACCTGAAGATTGGTTGAAAGAAAAGGGTAAAGATAAGTACCCTAAGTTCATAAAGTTTAAGGGTATTAAATTAAGGAGACCTAAGTGACTATACTAAGTAAAGTATCAAATGAAGATTTTATAATAGATGTAAGACCTGAGATGGATAAGAATGATAAATGGACAGGTGGTGTGAATATATCTATAATGACATCTCCTGATAATCCATTAGACGATGATGATTACTATGGAGTATTAGATTTTTGTAGAAGTGTCTGTGCTAGTGTACCTCTTATGGAACGAGATGAAGACTTAAGACAGAGATTAATAAAAGAAGCAGATTATAATGAAGAAAAACCTCAACCTAAGCTGAAAGTTGTTGACAAAGAGGACAATGTTGTGGTACTGTCCTTTGAATCTGACAATGATAACAAAAAATGCTAAGACATATGGAGTATATGAAGATGATGGCAGATAAAGAACAAGACATGGTTAATCACCCTAAACATTACAATGAATCAGGCATTGAATGTATAGATGCATTAGAGGCTATGTTGGGAGATGGTTTTGAGTCTTACTTACAAGGAAACATTGTTAAGTATCTATGGAGATATAAGTACAAGAATGGTGTAGAAGATTTAAAGAAAGCACAGTGGTATTTAAATAAGTTAATAGGAGTTACTGATGAAAGTTAAAATTATGGCAACTCTTTTACTTGACCCTGATGAGTACCCTGTTCCTTCAGACGGAGATGTAACAGAAGATTTTGAAGATTACATGCGTGAGTTATTTCACGATTTAGAGGGTGTAAAGATATCCCATATTAAAGTACTAACGGAGTAAACGATGATAAACAACTACCTACCAACAGATTACCAAAACTTTATAGCACTCTCTCGCTATGCTAGATGGAAAGAAGATGACCAACGCAGAGAGAATTGGGGTGAGACAGTAGACAGATACTTTAGTTACATGACTAAGCATCTTAAAGATAATCACAAGTACGATTTAACAAAAGCATTAAAAGAAAAGCTAAACACTCAAATAATGAACTTAGGTGTGATGCCTAGCATGAGAGCTTTGATGACATCAGGACCTGCATTAGATAGATGCCATGTTGGTGGTTATAATTGTAGTTATATACCTGTAGATAGTCCACGTTCATTTGATGAATGTATGTATATACTTATGTGTGGCACAGGTGTTGGCTTCTCTGTAGAAAGAGAGAACGTAGACAAGCTACCTATAGTCAATGAACACTTTGAGGACAGCACTACTATCATCACTGTAGGTGACAGCAGACCCGGATGGGCAAAGGCATTGAGGGAACTTATTGCTATGCTATACGTAGGACAAGTGCCTACTTGGGATGTATCACAGGTGAGACAGGCAGGTGCAAGACTTAAGACATTTGGTGGTAGAGCATCAGGACCTGCACCATTAGTTGAGTTGTTTCAGTTCTGCATACAGAAGTTCAAAGGTGCTAAAGGCAGAAGACTATTTCCTATTGAGTGTCACGATTTGATGTGCAAGATAGGAGAAGTTGTAGTAGTAGGTGGTGTACGTAGGTCTGCTCTTATATCATTGTCTAATTTAGGTGATGACCAAATGAGACATGCTAAGTCAGGTCAATGGTGGGAGAATGAAGGACAGAGAGCATTAGCTAATAACTCTGTAGCATTTAAAGGTAAGCCTGAGATGGGTACATTTATGAGAGAATGGACATCATTATATGAATCTAAGTCAGGTGAACGTGGTATCTTTAATAGAAAAGCTGCTCAAGTCAAAGCATCTGAGAATGGTAGACGTGATGCTGAACATTACTTTGGTTGTAATCCATGTAGTGAGATTATACTTAGACCTTATCAGTTCTGTAATCTTACAGAGGTAGTGTGCAGAGTTACAGATGACTTAGCATCCTTAAAAGAAAAGGTACGTATGGCTACAATCTTAGGTACATTCCAGTCAACTCTTACTAATTTTAAATACTTACGTAAGATATGGAAAGATAATACAGAAGAAGAAAGACTATTAGGAGTTTCCCTAACAGGTATTCTTGACTGTCCTATATGGACACCTGAAATCTTAGAGATATTAAGAGATGTAGCAGTAGAAACTAATAAGAAGATGTCTAAAGACTTAGGTATTCCACAGTCAACTGCAATCACTTGTGTCAAACCTAGTGGTACAGTTAGTCAATTAGTTGACAGTGCTTCAGGTATTCATGCTAGACATAATGACTACTACATCAGAACTGTACGTGGTGATAACAAAGACCCACTCACACAGTTTATGAAAGATAATGGTATACCAAGTGAGCCATGTGCCATGAAGCCTGACAGTACAACTGTGTTTAGCTTTCCTATGAAGTCACCTGATGGTGCTACAACTAGGACACAGATGTCTGCTATTGAACAGCTAGAGTATTGGCTCATGTTCCAAAGACATTGGTGTGAACACAAGCCTTCTGTTACTGTATCTGTTAAGGAAGATGAGTGGATGGAAGTAGGAGCATGGGTATATAAAAACTTTGATGAAGTATCAGGTATATCATTCCTACCCTTTAGTGACCACACTTATGCTCAAGCACCTTACCAAGATGTAGAAAGAGAAGAGTACTTAGAGTTAAAACAAATAATGCCTAAGTCTATTGATTGGTCTAAGTTAGCAGATTATGAGAAGGAAGATACTACTACAGGTGGTAGAGAACTTGCCTGTACTGCTGATTCATGTGAGTTTGTTGATATAGAAGCTAGTTAATGATAGAGGGTAATGAATTACTATGGTGGCAGTGGTGGTTATTAATCGCCATTTCCATCAACACTACAATAAACTTAATAGTTTTCTTTCGTGGTAGGAAGCTACATATACGAGAGTTTTTACATCTTAAACCTAAACCTAAACGGAGTATAAAATGAGAGATATGATAATTGGAGCACTTAAAACTAAACTGCTAGGACAGATGAATAGTCATATAGCTAATATAGAAGTTATGATGACTAATCCTGTTGGTGTTGGAGACCACCCTACTATAATAGATACTATAGAAAAAGAGTTAGCGGCATTAGATAGCGAGAATGGTAAATTAAATGTTTTAGTAAAGTATTTAGAAAGGAATAAAAATGAAGCCATTGAAGAGCAGAAAAAGGAATCCAAATCTAAGTAAGTATGATGCACCCTTAAAGATACAGTTTACTAAGGGTATGACAGACTTCAAGAGAGGTAAGATTACTAATCCATATCATGCGAATAGTATGCAGTCACGTGAGTGGCTTAGAGGTTTTAACACCTCATTCTACCAAAAACTAGAGAAAGTAAAGAAAAATGAAAATAGAAGAAGAAGCGAGGAAATACATGAAAGATAAGTTATTTATAAATGAAGTTATAACACCTGACCTGTATGAAAAACTAGCAGGATGGACTGCTATCTTTCCTGAAGACAAAGCACTAGAGTACTTAGCATTAGGTATGACAAGTGAAGCAGGTGAGGTAGCAGGGAAGGTAAAGAAACTTATACGTGACGGTGCTGATAAGGAAGACTTTGAAGTAAAGAAACTTGCTATAGCATCAGAGATAGGTGACGTACTTTGGTACTGTGCTATGATGGCAAAGGAAGTGGGAGTTCCATTGAACACTATTATGCAAGAGAACTTAAGGAAGTTACATGATAGGAAAGAACGTGGAAAACTTCATGGTTCAGGGGATGACCGTTAGTTACGTGCCATTAATCCACCACGTTTAAACTTGTAGCGAACTTGATTATCTATAGGAACATCTCCTTTTGCAGGTAGAGGTTTAGGTGCATCTGATTTCTTCCAATATGTTACACCCTTAGCATAAACTCTGTCTCTAAATACAGTAGCTAAATCAAACCCTTTAACAGCTTGTCCTGTTTTTAAGTCAACAAACAGGTGGCTGTTTCTTGGGTTTGTTCCTATTTCTATTACAGATTCATCCATCTCATCAAATATATTTCTATTTTTAGTATACTTTCCTTGCACAGACATAGCAGGTACTTTCATACCATCCTCTGCTATCTTTCTTCTGAGGTTTTGGTCTATATGAAAAGTGCCATTTTCTAGACTGACTGCTGTCTTGTATGAGTCGGCTTGTTTGTAATTAGGTTGTCCTTTTACTACAGGATGTATTGTTTGCATATGATTGAATGGTGCTTTAGGACCATCAGGGTCTATCTTAGAATTTAAATTCAATCTAACAGAAACTTCTTTACCATCTTCAACAGGAGCATTTATTTTTTCATCGCCCTTAGAGCCTAATCCTGATTTACTACGACCACTAACCTTTTCAGTTTTTGTAAAGTCATCTATACTATAATTTTTTAATAGCTTATCAGAGTTTTCTACATTAAATTTACTTAAACCTATTTCTAAGGGAGGTGCTTCAGTCATCTTTCTAACAGGAGATGGC